AGGAGGAGAGAGTTGGTCCGTTCTTCCTGACATAAGAGCAGATCCTATTTGTAATAATAGAGCTGTTCTTTGTAACTTGTCTCCTGACCCGTCATCATCTAAAAAATTTTTTATTATATTTTTATATGAGTTAATTCTTTTAACTGAATCATTATCTAGATAATCAGCAAATTCACTACTTTCCGTAGAATTTTTTGCTTCACCTAATTCATTATTAGAAATTCCTGTATTTGTTGTTGCTGCTACAGTGTCTACTGTTTCTTGATTTTGTTGATCTTCTTCGGTTACTACTTTTATACCACCAGGAAAGTTAGGTATTTTATTAACTGGTTCTGGTTCTGGATCTTTGCTAGTCACATCTATGTCTGTAGATATGTTTTCGTTTTCATCTCCTAAAGGTAAAGGCAAATCTACATTGGCGACTGCCTCATTGCCTTGATCAACTAAGTTTTGTTGCTGTATTAAATTATCTGTAAATAAATCTACACCGACTGGTAAGGTGCCAAGAGTAAACATTCTACCCTGAGGTGTATTAAACCCTCTCCTTGCTTGATTGAATAGAGGTCTAAGTATTGGCCTGACCATTTTACCTTTTATCCTTTAAGACCTTGATACGCAGCTAATCCTGTAATACCTGCACCCACTGCCTGTGCTAATGGATTAACAGCTGGAGAGGTGCCCATTGTGGTTGCCATACCACTAGATGGCATTCCTTGATATATATCACTGACGAAACCAAGTCTTTGATATGGTTCATACTTTTGTTGTAAGTCTCTTCTGTATTCTGCATCAGCTATCTGCTGTAGTCTTTGTTGTTGAACTGAACCTGCTTGCATTGCGGACGCTATGTCTCCTTGTTGTAACTGTTGTTGCTGTGATCCTAATCCTGCTAAACCTTGAGCAGCTGTTTGAAATCTTTGCATTTGATTTCCAAATTGATTTTGTGCCATTTGTTGTGCTTGTTGATAATTCTGTGCTTGTGCTTGACCCACTGCTGATGCTTGTTGTCTTGCTAATTCAGCAGAAGCGATACCTTGTCTTGATCCACCAAACGCATCAAACTTAGATGACTGCATATTTAATCTATTTTGTGCTTTTGCAAATTGATCTTCTATACTTTTAATTACCTCGTCTTGAAAAGGATTCATAAATTGTTTGTAAGACATAGGATCGTAAGCCATTGTGCTTCCTAATAAATAATCTTGAGAAAGATTCATAAATGGTTGAAAAGAACCAAGACCTTGACTTGTCATATCAAAAGCCTGTTGTTGTAAATCACCAAACTCTGCTACCGGTTGAGCAGGAATAGTGACAGGATCTTGTGCAAAATCTCTTGCAACATCCATTAGTTGCAGTTTTCTTGCTTCTATCTGTGGTGCTTCTCTTTGAAACTGTGTTGCAAACGTAGTTCCTGTTGGATCGTCACCTGAATCTAAACCTGGGATACTCACAATGTCCTCCTATAACTAGTTCCTATATTTTCCATGTTTAATCTTTTAGCCATTTTATCAAAATTACCCATTTTTGTCGATACCTCAAAAATTACCTCTTTTGCCTTATTTGTTTTTGACCAGTCAATAAATTTTTTCATCAATTGTATACCTATCATCTTACCTCTAAACTTTGGAATTACATATAACTCCAACTGTCTAGCAAATAAATCTTTGCTATAAGGAAATTCAAGAACACATCCTATAAGAAAACCTGTTCTTTCTTCTCCATTTAGCGATATAATACCAAACATGTTTGGTTTATTCGTTGCAGCAAGAAAGTAGTTTTCTACTTTTTCTTTACTGATCTCTACTTTTTCACCCCAAGCCGACTCTTTCAAAAAGTCTGAGCTAATTTTTTCAATCCATTTTAAGTCTTCTTTTTCGAAGAACTTCCAATCCATACCTACTTATTTTTACCAGTCTCCGGATAATCTCTTTGATGTTTTAAATATTCTGCACCAACATACGCTCCAAATCCTGTAGTAATTCCTGCACCAACACCAGCAACTTTCATATTTTCTTTTCTAAGTTTTTTCTTTTTTTGTGCCATATGTCTCTCAAATAATTTTTGAGAAGGTGATTTAGATTTAGATTGCTTTTTGGCAAAACCTTTTAAAGCAGTTTTTGCAAATCTTTTAAACATCGGATTTCTTTGACTCCGGATCTAAAGAGTTCATCATTGAATACATTTTTCTAGCACCTGCTATTCTATCTCCATCACCTAAATTTTCTACTGATTTAGCTGTCATAACAAACTCTCCATCACTTAACATTGCAGGCACCTTGTCTTCTTTTGGTCCACCTGGACCTTTTACTTCTCCTCCTTCTTCAAGATAAGGAATAAAACCAAAATCTCCTGGATCACTATCATAGTAAGGATTGACCATTAATTCATATAATTGTCCCATTCTTCTTCTTTCTTTTTCTTCTGCCATGTCAGCTGCTTGTTCATCAGTTGGTTCACCACCCATGTAACCAGCAAGTAAAGGTAATGCTGCTTTCATATCAAAAGATCCAGCTGGTATTGTTTTATCAGAAAACATTGCTTGTTTTTCTGCTTGAGTTCTAAGTAAATCTTCTATTCCAAATGTTCTTGTGGATGCTGGGGTCATAACATTTTGTGACATGATAGGTGCATCATAATTAGGTACAAAAGTACCTGTGCCTACATCAGCTATTTGTTCATAACCACTTACAAATGGTTCTCCCATAACGGCTGGTGATGTGAATTGTGTTCCTCCTGGTGCAAACATTAAATCCATACCAGTCACTGCCTCACCCGCTTCGTTTAAAATACCTGTATTAGCTAAAGCATTTGCTTTCATATATGCAAAAGGTAAAGAGGATACAGCACCATACAATGCTGCACGTTCTGGATTTTTTTGTCCAAGTAATTTTGCTATTCCGTAATTAGTTAATCCTGTTGTCAGTGGTGCTTTAAGTGCCATTGGTAATGCACCAAACCTAGATGCATATCCACCGAACAATGAACCTAAACCACTGCCTCCTAACATGGCTCCTATTTTAGGAGCAAGATAAGGGGCTGCAACCATAGCCGCTAAAGGTAGTACAGGTTTTACTGCCTTTACTACATTTTTTATTGCTTTATCAAATAAACCCATTATTCACCTACCTCCGATTTAATGATTTCATGAATGGCTGCTTTAATAAGAACATCTCTTCTTATATCTTCTGTCTTTGTCTCAGTTGATGGATCATTTACATCATCTTCTGCCTCTTTGTCAGAGCCGTATTCTTTTCCTGTTTTTATGTTTGTAATAGTTACTTCTGCTGGGACAACGATCTTTGGTACCATTTCACCGTTGACTTCAACATATTCTACTACTCCATCATCTTTTATAGGCATTTTTTCACCATATATCAATAATTATGTTATTTCAAGCACCGATAAGATAACATGTAATCTGTTAGCATTACCTGCTTGAACCTTAATAATTTCATTTTGTTTAGCAATCAAGGGTTGAGACAGTAACTCTGTAAGAGTTGCGGCACTTATTGTTTTTGCAGAAACTATGTTAAAAACATTGGCTCCACTGTCTGTTATATTAACTGTAATGGTGCTACCACTACCTGAATCATCTGAAACTACTATGCTTTTTATAATAGCAGTTGTTGCATCTGGTATTGTATACAAAGTGGTTAAATCTGTTGTTGTAAGATCTACCTTATGATTTGTATATGTGTTAGCCATTTAAGATAAATACCATGATATTTGTTCATCTTCGTTTCTTAATATTTCTGGTGTATATGAACTGTTTAATAATAATATTAATTGATCCAACGATCTAATTAAATTGTTAAACTGTTCTGAATCATATTCTTCAGAAGCTGTCGGTAATCTTGGTATATTAATTCCTGCCACTTATCATACCTCTTAATTTTCTTGCTTGACCAGCATGTTTTCTAGATGCTTTGTTCAAAGCGTTCGCTATTTTTTTTATTTTCTTTTTACCACCTTTAGATATTTGATTTCTCATAGATGTTCTTGACATTGCCATTATCTTCTACCACCCTCTCTAATGTCTGCCCTGTAAGTTCCAAAACGCCAAGAAGAATCTAAAGTATTGCTTTCTACTCTCAACGCACCTTGACGACCCCGGGCTCTTGTGTCTACTTTCTCTGTTGATGTTGTAACTGCAAAAGGTCCATGACTTATTTGTGTTGTTGCAGGATAAGTTCTAAACTTTAATGTTACATCAACTGTTCCAGATAAATTTTTAAAGTCAGGTATAAATCTTTTTACTGACATTAAGTTTTCTCCTGCCTCAGGTAATACAAAGTCTCCTGATTCTACAAAAGATGTCATTGCAGTTCCATCATCATTTTTTCCAAACTCATGTGCGTAAACAAATGTTCTACCAGCAGTTAATCCTGTTATCGTGCTAATAGTTGCTGTCGTATCATTTGGATTAAACTCCGATGCATAAGGATATTGAAATACTCCTTTATCTGCCCAACTAGTTCTAGACAATGTTCCTACACTCCAAACTCTTTCTGCATAATTGTAGGTTACACATCTATCTATTTGTGTAGCGTTTTCTGTAGCATAAAACCAGGTAATTTCATTAAACTCACTATTAGCTGCTGTAAATGTATCTCTTTGATTCCCCTCTGATATATTACCAAAAACATGATCTTCAACCGAACAAGGTATTTTTCTAACAGAACCATCAAATTGAAAGAATGAGTCTTTACCCATCCAATAAGATACACCATTAACCTCTACAGCAGAGTGTAGTCCTATGGCTCCGCAGTTAGATCCTAATTGAGAAAATCCAAAAACAAAAGGATCTCCTACTAATTGCATTTGATATAAAGCAGTATCACTCCATATTAACACTGCACCACGAGAACGTTTTGCTGTTATTAATCTACTGCCGTCTGTCAATCTTTGTGACCCTGAAGTATTTGTTGCAGTTGGTGTCCAGTCATTCTCATCTTCTTGAGAACTCCATCTAATAAACATATCATCTTGTGTTGTAGTGCCTATTAATTGAGTGCCAAAACATATAACATGTCTATCTGTACCAGATACTAAAACAAACCTACTAGCCGTAGGTGCATTAGAAACAGGTGTGCTTGATGCAACTGTTCCTGTTCCTGATGAAGTATCCCAATAATATAGTCTACCGTTTTGCTGTTGTGCTAGAACATCTTCCCCCCAAGTATCCAAAGACCATTTACCTGAATCTAGCTGAACAGCTTCTGCACCACTAACAGTTTCTCTTGATGTATTCCATGTGGACAAACCCCATGTTCCAGATCCCCAACCATAACCAGCTAAAGAAGTGGCTGGATTAGTATTGATTTGATATGTAGCATCGGCTGTACTACTAACAGTGCCTGTGCCTGTTGCAGCAGCTTTTGCTATGATTACATATTGAGAAGTAGAAGTGATTGATTGTATCTCAAACTCACCTTGAAGATTAGCTTGAGATATTCCGTTTACTGCACCTGACACACTAGCAATAGTAACAAAGTCTCCCTCTTTGGCACCGTGATCTGCATCTGTTATAGTAACAGAGGTAGATGTGTTAGTTGTAGTAAAAGCAGTTATGTTTCCTGTTCCAGTTGCGCGGACAGGAGTAATATCGTAGTACACACCACCAGTGAAAACATATAATTTTTTATTGGTGCCTAACATTGTATAACTAGCACCATTTAAATCATTCCAAGTTATAATTCCTCTATTAGCACCTACAAGAGCATCAGGAGTAATTTTAGACCAACCACCTATTTTTTCTGGTAGGCCATATCTAAATCTAGCGTTGTCTGAATCTATCCATCGACCTTGCGCTCCATACTCAGTGTTTTGTTTATCTATACCAGGAGCTATTTGTATGTTTGCTAGAGGCATCTACTATCCTACACTGCTGAATCGTAAAATCTAATCCAACGAACTGTTCCGTTTATTTTAACTTGTATTGCACCAACTTTATTACCCGCAGTTGCTGTAGCAGAAGATAAACTCTTACTACTGTCAGCTGCAGAGGTTCCTGCAAAATTTACAAAAGGCTGATCATCATCACCTTGATCCAAATCAATAACAGGTATTGCACCTGCTGAAGCATTTTGATCAACTTCTAATTTAGCTGCTGGTGTGTTTGTTCCTATACCAACTCTATCGTTACCTGCATCAGTAAACAATAAATTAATATCTCCATTACCCTCAAATCTTGCATCAACATCTGCTGATGATTCATTGAATGTAAATGTGCCACCATCAAAAGAAACATTACCAGTTGCTTCTAATGTTCCATTTGCTTTAACATTTCCAAAATCAGCCGACACATCAAATGCAGTAGTTCCGTCTGTGTAAATAATATGTTTAGATCCTGCTACCAAATCTACACCAGTTCCACCAGATGGTTTAAAAGTTAAACTGTGAGTGCTCATGGTAGTAGCATTATCTATGATGTACCAAGTCTCTACTGCTTCACAAGATAAGACTGTATTACCTGCTAATGTGCCAGTTAATTTTATTGCCACATTACTTTGTTCATCTGTGGTGCCACCACTAGAAACACTTAATGATTGTGTAGTTCCTGTTATTGCAATTGATACATAACCTTTTATTGCTGATTCTAATTTTTGTAAATTTTCATTTGTTACATTACCCCAAGTTCCAGAGTTAGATCCTGTTGTTTGTAAATTTAAATTTAATATAGTTGAGTCTGCCATTATCCTGTATTAACCTCCGTCCATATTACTGTTTGACTATCATCCACACCATTCCATATTGTTAACTTAGGTGTGCCTACAGCAAATGTTGCTTCCACTCCAGTTGGGAAAACATTAGCATCACCCACGACTGCAACTGTGCCTAATCCAAATGTAGATGCAACACCAGTCACAGGATATTTTGATTCAATTACAACACTACCTACAGCAAATGTAGATGCAACACCGGTAACTGAAACATTAGCGCCACCAGAAACTGAAACTGTTCCTAAAGCAACTGTAGATGAAACACCTGTTGGGAAGTATCTAGATTCTATCGTTACAGATCCAACTGCAAAAGATGATTGAACTCCTGTTACTGCAACATTAGCTCCACCTGCATCTGTTGTGGTGCCCACAGCAAATGTTGCTGATACACCTGTTACCTCAACAAATGTTACAATTTCACCTACATCAGCGTAAGGTATTTGAGAAAAAGCTGTTGCGCCAAATAACATATTATGCTCCTGGTTTAGTCGGCCAAGTTACTGAGTTTACTTTTTCTACCGTGTCTAATCCTGTAGTAAGGTCTCTTAAATCTTGTCTATATTTTTTCTGTGCGTCTGTCATGGTGTTGTCAGAGGCACCCCACCAATCTGTTTCTAGTAATAAATTATTTCTATCTTTTCTTAATTGTGCTAATGCTCTATCTAAAGCGCCATCATTCCATGCTTTTTCTTCTGCTTCTCTAAGCGCTAATTCCTCAGCAGTCATATCTTCTACTACTGGTTTACCTAATCCTACAACTGTAACTTTTTTCATTATTCTTTTATCCCATATACGTGTACATCTACAAAACTTAAATTACCTGTGTTTGTTGTAAATTGAAAACCATCAAAAGAAGTTGTACCCTCAAACTTTATACCTCCAAAACAAAATTTCTTTGTTCCTGCATTTGTCTGAAGATTAAAATGAGTTTGAACTTCTGTATAATAAGTTGTGCTAAAAGGTGCGTTAAAATACATAAACCCTTGAATACCTGCAGCGTCTGTAGCTTCTAAAGATGTGCCTATTTTAGCAGAGCTACCATTAGAGTTACTTTCAGTATCTAAACTACCACTTTGGTCAATTATTCTTGTGCCGCTTTGATAACTAGATGTTGAATTTGATGAACCTCCTGTTCTAAATTTTAATAGACATTGATTTCCATCAGTGGCTATCGCTGTTTTAAAAGTTACAAAGTAATTCATGTAAGTGGCACTAAAGACACTATCAATATTATATTCTCCGCCATCTGTGGTGCTTGTTAAAGAACCAGTTTTAACTAATGTACCTGCACCAGTCACAGTGCCTGTAAAAGCAAAGGTATCTGCTAAATTAATTTTTGCTGCAGTGATTGCATCATCTGCA